ATGAGTAAGCATACTCCAGGGCCTTGGATGGCTAGTCTCAACAGAGAAAATATTTGGCAACCAATCGATGGCGCTGCACCAAAACTAATTTGTACTATAGAAAGAGATGACAAACCAGAGGTTTTAGGAAGTTCATTTCATTGTGAATTTCAAGCCAACGCCCACCTCATTGCCGCCGCTCCAGAGCTTCTTGAAGTGCTCAAAGAGCTGAAACGTGAGCGCCTTGCTATCGGTAGCGCGCTAGAGAAGCGAGTCACGGCATTAATTAAAAAGGCCGAGGGAGCATGACGAGCGAGACGGTTTGCCACGAGAAAGATCACACACACTGTCTCAAGCTGGAAAAAGAATGTGCTATTCGTATCGTCGCCACGAATGCGGAGCTATTGAAAATGCTCAAGGAGCTTCGCGAGAGAATGACCTTCTCCAGCGAGCTTGACGAACGCATAGGCCGCATCATTGACAAAGCGGAAAGCCTGAATCGACAATTAAGCGATGGATAAAAACCTCGCTGGCAAGTTCACCATCTCCCAGCTCATTGCCAGGCAGCGCCGCGAACCAAAGCCATGCCGCAGAATGTGCCATCGCTGCAAAAAGATGTTCGTCATGCCGGATCGGGCCGCGAAGCACTGCGATGAGTGCGCTCGTGCCTTGGCTCACTCCTTGGTCATCACGCAACCGGTGGCGTAGCATACGGCCGAAACTTCCTGGCACCTGCGGACGGCTTCCTCCTGCGCCCAGTCCCGATCTCGGTCGGTGGCCGTGAAAAGCTGGCCATGAGCATTTCGCGCCTTGCATAGGAATTCACGCCATTTCGGCTGCTCGGCACTCACTACTTGCCATGAACTTGCTAACAGACATGCTATAAACATGTACTTCATTTTTCTTCTCCTTTGAGTTCAGACCATTTCACGCCATCTTCCCTTACCGGGTCTTTGCCGCTGAACTTCGCCCAGCGAGAGAGAATGACATCGATGTATATTGGGTCGATTTCCATACCATAGCCTTTGCGGCCGGTTTTTTCGCAGGCGATGAGGGTTGAGCCGGAGCCGAGAAATGGTTCCGCAATTAGCGCTCCTTGTTGAACTGATTTTATATGTAGTTCTGAGAATGCAATCGGAAAAGATGCTGGATGACCAGAGTATTCAGAGGATCGACAATTTATGGCTGGAAGTCTTAATACAGAATCTAATTGCCTGTACTTCTGTATTTTAGTTCTGGATTTTGAAGAAAGGGAACCATCTTTTTCTCGTACCGTTGCATTCCCTGCATGCGTTTCACCAGCACATTTATTTTCTATTATGCGTTCTAGCTCACGATACTTTCCAAATACGAAAATCCATTCGTGAGACAGCCCAAACATAGCTTGTTGATGCGCTGGTGCAGACGCATGACCTTTGTCCCAAACGTTCCACGATAATAGAGGCAAATTTCGCTTTTTAGCTTCCTCCAACCATTCATTCCAATATTGAAAAATAGTTCTTTCTCGTATTATTAGCCCTAAATTTATACAAAATAAATCTGTCGGCCAGTCAAAAATATTTCCTAGTTTTTGGATACTGAGATCCAGTCCACCTTTATAATCCCGTAAATCACTATACGGCGGCGACGTAAACACCATATCCGCCTTCTCGCCGTTCATTAGCCGCTCCACATTCTCCTTCACGGTGCAGTCTCCGCACAAGATACGGTGGTCACCAAGAAGCCAGAGGTCGCCGATATTGCTTTTTGGGACTATTGGAAGCGGTGGAATATCATCTTCTCCGGCGCCACCAGCTGCAGGATCTTCGAAGAAATTGGCTTTAAAATGGTCAAGATCGATGTCTGGCAATCGGAATGAATTTTCCAAATCATCGATTCCAATCTTCGCATCTTCAAACATGAATTTATGCAAACCATCCTCAGTCATTTTTCCATACTGGGAGGTTGCTTGTAGAATTCGCCGCTTTGCCTCATTGCGATCTTTCGCATGCACCTGAACAGTAGGAATTTTTGGGATTTGCCAACCCTCTTCCCGCATCTTTTTCATGACGCGCTTTCTCTGGTGCGCATCTAAAATCTTCCATCTGCCATCGGAAGGATCCGCCCAAACGTAAGGCATAAAAGCGAAACCGGTTTCCACTATCTCTGTCCGCAATTTTAAATAATCTTCTTCACTGAGATCTTTTAGATCTCCTTGGAATTCATCCATTTCGTCGATATCAAGAAGTGGACCTGGCTCACAGGCAATGCGGATTTCATTCATGCGGGAGATGATAGTCGAGGGATGATGGTCTCAGCAAGCCAGACATTTTTTGCGGTGCCGTAATAAAGTTCCAAAGGCCCAGGCCCGTACGTTCTATATAAACGCAGTTTCAGCTTCCATATCGCAGTTTCAAATCCCTTGGCTTCCGCCCAAACCTTACAGCTTTGCTTCACATCGAAGAAGGAGAAGTCGGCCTTGTACTCGATCCTGGCCTCAGTGAGCCATACACTTTCCTGACACTTCAGCTCGCGAATTTCGCCGGCACATTGGCGAAGCCACAGCTGCTGATACAGCGCTGCTTCCAGTTTCGAGGCGAAGCCATTCATTTTGATGTTGGAGTATTTGTTTACACTCGGCACTTCGGCAGTATACTCGGGCTTTCTTCAATTGGGGATGGGGATGAAACGCACAATTATGCACACGCGAGGCAAAAAGACTCGCAAGCTCGGCAAGTGGCGAAATGGCCAGGACGGCACGCTCACCGGAAAATATATCAAACACCGAAAAACGAAGATGAAGATGGCTAGCCGAAGCCGTGCGAGGAATCGCAGATGAAACAAATCAAGCTTTTCCCGGTCATGCCAACCATTGGCGACTCCACCAGTTATTATCGCGGCCAGCTCCCGGTTGCGGACCTAAGCCTGAACCATGACGTAGGGCTCATCTATTCCACCGACGTCAGCTGGGCCACCATGGTGCTGGCGCATGTGCTAGTTCTCCAGCGCCCATTCACCGCGAAAGAGCACATCGTCATGGCGCAGGTGTGCGAGAAGGCCGGACGAAAGCTATGGTGCGATTGGGACGATGACCTTTTCTCGGTGCCGGAGGATAATCCGGTCTTCCCCGTATATTCCCAGCCGGAAGTACAAAGCACAGTCGCGACCTTGGCGGCCATGGCAAATGCGGTGACGGTGTCGACCGAGGACCTAAAGAAGCGCTTCGACAATATCCGCGAGCGAGCAAGTCTTCCGCCCTGCACTGTCATTCCAAATGCTTTGAGTGACCACCTGATTCCAAAGCGTGAGAAGCGCGAGCCCGAGCGGCGCAAGCTTATTTTTTGGCGCGGCAGCGGCACACATCAGCGCGATCTCATGACCATCACCGAACCACTCATCGAGATTATGAATTCGCGGCCGGACTGGACCATTCATTTCCTGGGCTACAATCCATTTTGGATTACCCAGTGCATCCCGAAAAAGCAATGCATCGTCGGCCAAGGACTCGACATTCTGGACTATCACGCCTACTTCGGAAAAATTCAGCCTGGCATCACCATCGTTCCGCTCGCTGACTGTGAGTTCAACCATTCGAAGTCGAACTGTGCCTGGTTAGAGGCCACCTACGCGCATTCGCAGGTGGTGGCTCCAAACTTCACAGAATGGCACAAACCAGGCATACTGAACTATACCGATCCGGTAGGTTTTGCCACGCAACTGAAATTCGCGATGGAGCAAGTGGAAGCCCAGGACTGGACGCCAGTGGAAGCGTCCTGGAACTTCATCATGGAAAACTTGCTCCTCTCGCAAGTTAATCAAAAAAGACTAGAGCTACTAAAATCATTGTGTCCGCACAAAAGCTGACATTCGATGAAGTTGCTAACCACATTCGAAGCCTCGCATTGGAAACGCGACATTGTGTGTGCGGATGCGGGAATTCCTGGCGATGCCTCCCGAGCAGCCCTAGCCAATTTGCCTCAGTAACTCATGACCGAAAACAACCCACTTCCGAACAGGACAAGAAATATTGGCGGAAAACGATGATGCCAAGCGGAAGAAGACGAAGGGGAAAGCGACATGAAGAATACGAAGCGTCCGAAGAACTCGACGAGGACGGAGCCGCAGGAGGGGGATGTGACGATAGCGAATTTTCATAAGGTCGATACGAACGAGGTGCTTCGCGTGGTGCATCTCATGAGCAACCTCATGGACCGGAACAAAATAAACTTGTATCTCGTTGCAGCAGCATGTCAGCACGTTTTGGATTGCTTAGCGGAAAGAGGTATTTCTGTGGCTTGCGAGCATGATACTGATATTCCTACAAATGGTTCGATAAATTAATTGGTAGGGCGATGTGTTAACTAGATTAACTTTGGTGATGCTATACCATTCTACATGAGGAATGGACCGTATCTTCTGATTTTAGCTCCCGAGAGTTATCCAGGTAAAAAATATCGCGGTCGATATGCCTATGAGCACCACGTTGTGTGGTGGCTAGGAACCGGAAGTCTTCATCCATCTGGAAGTGTTGTTCATCACAAGAATCATGATAGGCACGATAATCGATTTGAAAATCTGGAGTGCAAAACAAAATCAGAGCATTCAGCAGATCACGGAAAAGAAAGACATCTCGCTTGTTTGATTGATGTGACGTGTTTCCACTGCAGTAAAAGCTTTCAATTAAAAGGTTCAAAATATAGATCTAGGCACAAACAAAACAACGGAAGACTTTATTGCGGAAAGAGCTGTCAGATTAGTTTACTGATGAAAAATAGATGGAATGAAATCCGAGGTACCAGGAAGGTCCTGGGCAAGACTGTTAATCTTGACACGAAAGTTCGATTCTTTCCCTCGGAGCCTTAATTTTTTTTCTGCTACACTAAACTCATGGCAAAAGTCCTCGTCATTGATCCCACACTTTACCTCCAGGGCCAGGTCACTCTCTATCAGGGAGATCAATGGACATTGGGATTTCAAATAGTTGATCAATATAATAATTTCCGCCGAGTCCCCACGAACCTCACCGCCTGCTCCGGAGTTACCGCCTTCTTCCCGCCCTCGGCCCCTGGACTTCCAATGGTGTCCATCAATTGCACCATTGCCGCCGGAACTCAGGGCTTCGCTCAATGCGTAGTTCCAACCACCATCACGCCAGCCATTGGTCCGCAGCCCGAGCCCAGCACCTGGTACGTGCAGGCGCAGCTCACAGAAGGCCGCCAGACCATCGTCACCTTCGACCAGCCACTCATCATCGTGGCTCCCGCTTTCAATTCGTAATTTATTTATGCAGGAGAATTCCAAGTGCATAAATGAATAATCACGTGCTACGCTGGTCGGTATGACACCTCAACCGATTCCAGAGATATCCGAATACGCAACGCTTCAAGACTGTCTGCAGCTCTCCGAAGTTGCCGACCGGGAGCATGCTCTCATCCATGCAAGCTTTCGCGTTGATACGAAAACGAAACAGCAGGTCGAGCAAATCTGCCACGGGCATCAAACCACGATGTCCACATTTCTTCGCATGTGCTGTGAACGACTAGTGATCGAGCATAGTGCAGCTGATGCGATGACGGAGCCACTTCATGCCCAAAATGGGTAGACCTGTTCTCCAGATAGATTGGGAAGCGCTGGATAGTCTTTGCCGAATTCATTGCACGCTTTCTGAGATTGCAAGCGTGATGAACATTTCGGAGGACACTATTGAGCGTGCTGTGCGAAAGCACCATAAAATGCATTTTGCGGAATTTTATCGCCAAAAGGCTGGCGCCGGGAAAATGAGCTTGCGGCGTGCGATGTGGAAAAAAGCAATTGGCTCAGAGAAAGAGAAAATACCTCCTGACAACACGATGATGATTTGGCTCTCAAAGAATCACCTCAACATGACCGAGAAAATGGAGAGCAGAATCCAGGCCGAGCACTCTGGCCCAGAAGGCAAACCAATAGAAGTTGTTAGCGTGCAAGAAAAGGTGAAAAGAATTATCTCAGCTCCGGATGGACTTGAGCTTCTCGACAAACTTGAAAAGCTTTCAAATGGGACGGGCTGACACTGAAATTCTGCTTCGAAATAGCTGGCGCTTCACTCCGGGCCGCCTAGCCGAACATCTACACGGAGAATTCAAACGCTTTCCCTACATCGAATTCCTGAGCAATAAAATTTGCAAAACAATCATGAATGGCAATGGACGTCTCATCGTCTCCATGCCTCCTCGCGTAGGAAAGAGCACGCTCATCTCAAAGTGGGTGCCAGTGTGGTACCTATCTCTTTTCAATGCAGGTAAGGTAATCCTCACCTCTTACGACTCCACATTCGCCAGCCAGTGGGGCCGCGTGGTTCGAAACGTAATAGATGAAAACTCAGAACTTCTGGAAATCAAAGTCTGCAGCGACTCTCACGCAGCTGACAGGTGGGAGTTGCTCTCCGGAGGCACGATGTACTGCACCGGTATCGGTGGCCCCATTACCGGCCGCGGCGGTAACTTGCTCATCATCGACGATCCGGTGAAAAACTGGCAGGAAGCTATGAGTGAGGCAGTTCGGCAGAATCACATCGATTGGTTTAATTCCACATTTTACACACGCTGCGAACCGAATGCCTCCATCATCCTGCTCATGACCAGGTGGCATGAAGGGGATCTTGCCGGCTATCTCATGGATAGCCACTCTGACAAGTGGGACGTCGTGAAGTTTCCAGCTCTCGCAGAGGAAAACGATCCGATGGGCCGCCCGGTGGGTGCCGCCCTAAACCCAGAGAGATTTGACGAGGCGGTGCTTGCCAATGTTCGCGCGGCGATTGGAACGCGTGCTTGGAATGGTCTTTATCAGCAGCGCCCTTCCGCAGCAGAAGGCAACATATTCAAACGCGAATGGTGGAAATTCTACAATGAACAAATATGGGACTTTGATCAGGTAATTTCATCGTGGGACATGACCTTCAAAGACTCTAAAGAAAGTGATTATGTAGTTGGCACCACCTGGGGAAGACGAGACTCAGAGTTCTATCTTCTCGACATGGTTAGGAAGCAAATGGCTTTTACTGAGAGTCTTGAATCAGTTCGTCAGACTTTCAATAAATGGGAGCCACAGGCAACACTTATTGAAACGGCTGCCAACGGAGAAGCGATTCTAGATACTTTGGAGTCTGAGATCCCTGGAATTTTAGGAGTAAAACCAGAGGGAAGCAAAGAGGCGCGGGCTCAATCGATCTCTCCATTGATGGAGTCTGGTCAAGTTTATTTACCTGATATGGATCAAAATCCATGGGTGCAGGAGTTTGTTGAAGAATTTGCTAACTTTCCAAATGCTCGATTTGATGACATTGTTGATAGCACGTCAATGGCCCTGAGATACTTGAGACAGATGATTATCGACTTTATTCCTGGAACTGAAAACGTCCGTTCAATAGATAGATGAAAAAATATTCAACTGAATATCATTGTTGGGTAGATATGAGGCATAGATGTCGCCATAAAAAATATGCAAGATATGGTGGCCGTGGCATCAAAGTTTGCAAGCGATGGGATTCCTCATTCGAAAACTTTCTTAATGATATGGGACTTAGACCAAGCAAAAATCACTCACTAGACCGCATTAATAATAATGGTCCGTACTCTCCAAACAATTGTCGATGGGCCACAGCAAGTGAGCAGTCAAGAAACACCAATCGCAATAGGATAGTAATCTTACCATCAGGAGAGAAGTGTTTATTGATTGATGCAATAGCAAAAACTGGAATCAAAACATCGACTTTGAGATATCGATTGAAGGGTCATAAAAGTAATATTTTCGATCCTCCTCCAAAACGACTAGGCATATCCAAGCACGGAAATAAATATCGTGCTCGAATCCAATTCGGGCTTAAAAGAGTCACTATCGGAAACTTTGACACGCCACAAGAAGCAATGAAACAAAGGAAACTAGCCTTAAAAAAGCATGGACATCTCCAATTGCATAAGTTCAAAGACTAGCTAGCCTGACAAATGGTAATCTGGAGACACCATGGGATTCACTGCAGAAACTTTAGAGCGACAATTTAACGAAATCATCGAGCAGCAAAGCGCCGAGAGCCAAATGTGGCTAGACATCGAGAAACGCTTCGATGCTCCTATCGGTACTTCAGTCCCGGCACTTTACTCAGTTTTCTATAAGTTCATCCAAAACCCATCGACCGTCTCAGTCGACACTTTCAAGCGCATGCTCGATACGGATGACACAATCGGAAGCGGCATCGACTTCCTCACCACGGCTCTTTCCGCTCGCATCGGCAAATACCAGCACAAATCCAATGAAATTACTGAGTGGATGAATGGCACTTTGGATGCCATCGAAGGTGGCTGGTTCAATAAAGTTAAGGAAATGCTCTCGGCCTGCTGGGCTGGGTATTTCGTTGGCGAAAAGGTGTGGCACAATACAGACCGAGGATGGGTAATTGACCGCATCACCCCACTCCCGCCAACCTCAATACTTTTTGAAGTGGACCATGAAGGAAGGCTCGAGCCAGATGGAATCTTGCAATACCAACGAAACGTCAACCCATTCGGAGTCGCCCAGAACTTCAATTTTTTCGGTGGGCTATTCGCGGGCGGGTTCTCGCTCGGTGGCGGCATCCCATTCGAAAACCTCAAAGTCGATCCATTCGCGAAAATGGGTGATATGCCGTATCCCATTCGAAATGCTAATTCGTTCCTATATCTGTCTGTACGCATTCCTCGCGATAAATGCGTTCACTATGCATTCGACTCGCAGGGAAAAATGGGAAATCCTTATGGCCGAAGCATTCTTCGTCGCGCTTTTAATGCATATGTGGCTAAGGCGCAGACTATTCAGATGATGCTTCGGGCGCTGGACCGCAAGGGCACGCCACTCATGCTAGTCTACGCCGCTCCCAATGCCACGGTGAAGGATCCGAATAAGGCGTCTCCCACCCTCAACAACAAGGGCAGGAATGTCGGGATGGATGCCGGTCGTTCGGCATCGCAGGTTTTCGCAAACATCCACAATGACTCGGTGGTCACGCTGCCGGGAAAGAAAGGACAAATCTATGATGTTGACGTTGTTCCTATGGATGCGCATGCGGACCAATTCATCCAGGTCATCCAGCATTTCGATAGGGCGGCTCTGCGCTCAATGCTTATTCCATCCCTTATCTTCTCGTCAGGAGATGGTGGTGGATCTTACGCTCTTGGGGAGACTCACTCCAAGACTTGGGACAAAATCTGCGATGGATACAACGAGGGCCTTAAGCAAACCATAAGGGAGCAAATCATCCGCCCGCTCCTCATGTACAATTTCCCCAAGTCAACCTGGGACCGAGACGGCATCGGGGATTTCACGAAGCGCGAGCTGAGCCAAGACGAGCGGCAGAAAGAGACCGAGAACATCGAGAAGGCGGTTAACCTCGGAGTGATGGATTTGACAAATCTTGCTGACTTCAATGCAGCTCGTGAAAAGTTCGGGCTCGAAGCCATGGAAGCGGTACCGGCGCGTGTGGCAGAAATCCAACAGCAGGAAATAGACACTGAAGACGATGGTGGAGATGGCAATGAGCCTCCCAGCACTGAAACTGAGTGACCCACTTTCACCTCAAAGTATCCGGCTATTATTAGGAAATATCCTAAGTGACGATGACTATGTGGAACTTTCGATACAAACGAAATCCGCGGAAAAAGTTGAAAGCAAGTATAAGAGTGCGTTCCGCGAAGCCATCTTCGAAGCGGCCTACCGCGCTCTTGACGATTTGGCACAAGATATCCCGCTGGATGAAAACGATTTTGAGTTCGATAACCTCATAGTCTCCCACGCTATAGAGAGCATGAAGTCCGGAATGCGCAGGCCAAAGCCAGTTCCGGCCAGAATGGCCAAAGCCAAAAACACGCAAAGCATCTTCGAGATGTGGGATAAGTGGCGCCACGGCGAACTCTCAAAGCGGCAGAAGAAAAATGCCAAAGATATTAGGAAGTCATTCCTTTTTACCGTCAGCGAGTTCTGGAAGAAGTACAGCGAGGACTTTCGGCGTGGAGATTCCTACGACATGAAGGAAGTTCGTAATGCCTTTGCCAGGCGTGCGAAAATTCCTGTGAGCCGCGCCAACACAATCGTGCAGACTGAGACCACTCGCTACTACAATGAGGCGATCACCACCACCTATAAGCAAGCGGAAGGCGTCACACACTATCTTTTCGTTGCCATCCGAGACTCTCGAACAACCAAGTGGTGCACCGGTTACCACAAGCGC